AGAGGATATGACCCCTTATTATGTGGGTAAAGGTATTCGTAATCGGGCATATTGTCCCCATAAAAGAGGTGATACTTATATGTCTCCTCCACCAAAAGATAGAGTGCTTTTCTTGAAGAAAAATCTAACCGAGTTTGATGCTTATAAACACGAAAACTATATTATTTCTATTCTTGGATTAAAAAGTGAAGGTGGTATATTAATCAATATGTCTTATGGCGGTGAAGGAAGTTCTGGTAGAGTTTTAAGTGAAGAAACAAAAGAAAAAATACGACAAAAAAATAAAAATAAAAAACTAACAGAAGAGCAAAAAGAATTAATCTCTAAACAAGTTTCTCAAAGAAGATGGTGGAATAATGGTGAGATAGATAAACACACTATTGAATGTCCTGGTGATGGATGGATTCTTGGGAGATTATATTCTAGAAAGTTAAGTGAGGGCGAAATAGAAAATATTAGAAAAATAAACACGGGAAAATATGTAAGTGATGAAACTAGACAAAAACAAAGTATTTCAAGAAAAGGTAAAAAACTCACAGACGAGCATAAGAAAAAAATAAGTCAAGCATCTAAAAGACTGGGACTTATTCCGCCATCAGCGATGGGCAAAAAATGGTGGAATGATGGAGTTTCACAAAAATTATGTTTTGAGTGTCCTGGCGATGAGTGGGTAAGAGGTAGGGTCCAGTTTAAAAACTGTCCTAGTGGTGATGCGTAAGTCGTAAGGTTGGACTATGATACTCACATATCACACAAACTCAAATGACCGTTAATTACGAAATCAAAGGGATGCTCGCCAAACTTCTGGCGGAAGAAGACATTGTGGTGGAGCATAAAAAAGTTGATACTGCTTGTTTTAATGTCCATACTCGTGTGCTTACACTTCCTATGTGGAAAGCGAGTAATACTGTTGTTGATCTTCTTGTGGCACACGAAGTTGGGCATTCAAGAGAAACCCCTAATATTGATTGGACAAAAGACTATAATATTCCCCCACAGTTTGTGAATGTGGTAGAGGATGCTCGCATTGAAAAATTGATGAAGCGTCGTTATGCTGGTCTGGCAAAGACCTTCTTCAACGGTTATAAAGAACTTGCTGACGATGATTTCTTTCAGATTGGTGATGATAATCTAGAAACTTATAATCTTGCCGATCGTGCAAACCTTTGGTTTAAGGTTGGAAACTTTGTTGATGTGCCGATTGCGCGTGGTGAAGAGACTGATATTATCAATCTGATTGCTGATGCCGAAACTTTTTCCGATGTCTTGATTGCATCGGAGGCACTCTATAAGTATTGTAAACAAAAACAGCAAGAAGAAGTTAAAATTAATCTTGATAATCTGGAATCACAGGACAGTGGTGCAGATAATCAACCTTCTCCTGATATTACTGACCAACAACAGGGTGAAAATGACCAACCCGAATCTGGTGCTTCCGAAGGTGCTTCTTCTGATGAATCTTCAGATCAGAAACAACAACCCACTCCCAACAATCAAGGTGGTGAGGTAGATGAAGATCCTGAAGTGAAAACGATGGAATCTCTAGAAGAGGCACTTAAAGATCTTGTTAATAATGATGGGTATGAGAATGTCTATCTGGAAATTCCTCAACTTGATCTGAAAAAGATTATTGTTTCAAATGCAGAGATTCATTCTCAATGTAGTGAGTCTTGGAATGGATATTTGAAAAACAGTGACCGCACTTATGAATGTGTTTTTGGTGAGGTTGATAAGCAGTTTGTGGAATTCAAACGCTCTGCTCAAAAGGAAGTCAATTATCTGGTAAAAGAGTTTGAATGTCGTAAGGCAGCAGATTCTTATGCTCGTGCTACCACTGCTCGCACTGGTGTGCTGGATTGTTCCAAACTTCATACCTACAAATACAATGAGGACCTTTTCAAAAAGGTCACTACTCTTGCTACTGGTAAGAATCACGGTCTCGTATTCGTTCTTGACTGGTCTGGTTCTATGGGTGATGTAATGCTGGATACTGTCAAGCAACTCTTCAATCTTGTTTGGTTTTGTAAGAAAGTTGCAATTCCTTTTGATGTTTATGCCTTTACAACCGATTATCCTTTGGTGACTTATGATGAGAATGGTAGGGCAAATATGCGCGAACTTGCTTATCAAAAGAAAGACGGTCTGATTCAGGTTGGTGAGTGGTTTTCTATGATGAATCTTCTCACCAGTAAAGTGAACAGTAAGACGCTAGAAAATCAAATGAAAAATATTTTCCGTCTTGCAGTTTCTTTTGGACGCCATTCTTATCATTCTTATCCTACACCTTTGGGTATGAGTCTTTCTGGCACTCCTTTGAATGAATCTATGATTGCTCTTCATCAAATTCTTCCCAAATTTCAAAAGGAAAATAAACTTCAGAAAATTCAATGTGTCATTCTAACTGATGGTGAGGCGTGTGGTATTAAGTATCACCGTGAGGTGAAGCGTCACTGGGAAGATGGTCCTTACTTGGGCACTTCTCATATTGGCACTAATTCATTCTTGCGTGACCGCAAAACTGGCAATACTTATTCTCTAGAATGTGAATGGCATCAAATGACTGATGTTTTCCTCCGCAATTTGAGGGACAAGTTTACTGATATTAACTTTATTGGTATTCGTGTGCTTGAATCTCACGATGCAGGTGCTTTTATCCGTCGTTATTGTGGTCATTATGGTTCTGATTATGAAAAGACAATGAGTTCCTGGCGTAAGGAGAGGGCATTTTCTATCAAAAAGTCTGGGTATAATACTTATTTCGGACTTTCTGCAAATGCACTTTCTCAAGATTCGGAGTTTGCTGTTTCTGAAGATGCTTCTAAAGCGCAGATTAAAAACGCTTTCGTCAAGAGTCTGAAGAGTAAAAAAATGAATAAGCGTATTCTTGGAGAGTTTATTGAATTGGTCGCCTGAATAAATACTAAAAAAGTGTTTATAGAGATGAAGACCTTTCAAGAATTTATGCTGGAATGCTATTCCATCCAAGAGACTTCTCTTACGAGAGTAATGAGTAAGTCTGAAAAAGGTGGAATGGCAATTCTTTCTGGTCAAAGGGGAGATAAGTCCAAAAAAGAAAATAAAGAAAGGTCTGCTAGAACAGAAAGAAGAATTAGAGGTGCTGGTCTTCCAGGACCTACTAAAGTATCTGGAAGATACACAGAAAATCCAGGAACTCCGCAGGAGAAAAAAGTGGGTGAAAAATCTCACGTAGTTTCTTCTGGTAAAATGGGTAAAAGGAAGTTTAAAAAAACTATTGAAAAACTTGGCACTGAAGGTGGATTAAAGCATAAGAGTAATGTAAAGGGGTCTTCCAAAGACGACCAAGATTCTGTATTAATTCAACGCAAACCAAAAGGATCTGCTACACTTAAAGGAACTTCAAAAACATCTTGGCCTGGTAAAGGTAAAAATGTTGGAGTTGGTAAAATGAAACCAGGAAGAACTGGTGAATTTGATACAAAGGTTAAAAACAAAACATTTACTTATGAAGAAGACTAAATTTCCATTTGACCATGTAGTCAAATATGATACGAAAGAAGTGTGGGTAAAGTGTGATAGTGCGATTACTGCAATGGGAATTTCTGCTGTGGTAAAACAGTTTTATCCAGGATATACTCCTCATATTGCTAGTGATGATTATTTGAATGAATTGCGAAACCAGCAGGTCCAATTTTGAAACTGTCACAGGGGGCACTCTACCGCCCCCTTTTTTCTTGTATAATAACTTCAGTTAAACAAAACCACCTAACTACATTATGTCTCGCAAGTCTTCCGTGAACGACCAAGCACTTATCGCAAGCATTCAAGAACTGTATGGTTCTGAAATTACTTCTGGAGATCTGAAAGGTTTTTGTGCTTCTCGTGGTCTTAACTACCAAACCGTGACTCGTCGTCTTGAGAGTTACAAGACTGCTCGTGGTCGTTGGAATCTGGAAGTGACTCAAGAACGTGTTGAAGAGATTGAGCGTTCTTTCAGTGCCCCTGCTGTGCTTCCTGCTGCTGAACAAAACCTTATTCCTGATAAAGATGATACCTTCATCAAGTTTGGTAACTTTAATGATATTAAGAAAATTATTCAGTCCCGTCTTTTTTATCCTACGTTCATTACGGGTCTTTCGGGTAATGGTAAAACGTTCTCTGTGGAGCAAGTTTGTGCTCAACTGAAGCGTGAATTGATTCGCGTCAACATCACCATTGAGACTGATGAGGATGACCTGATTGGTGGTTTCCGTCTAGTGAATGGCGAAACTGCTTGGCATAATGGTCCTGTGATTGAGGCACTGGAGCGTGGTGCGATTCTCCTTCTAGATGAGATTGACCTTGCCTCTAACAAAATTCTGTGTCTCCAATCTGTTTTGGAAGGTAAAGGTGTCTTCCTGAAAAAGATTGGTCGCTTTGTAAAACCTGCTGCTGGTTTCAACGTTGTTGCTACTGCAAACACCAAAGGTAAGGGTTCTGATGATGGTCGTTTCATCGGCACCAATGTGCTCAACGAAGCATTTCTTGAGCGTTTCCCTGTGACCTTTGAACAATCTTACCCTTCTACTACGACAGAGCAAAAGATTCTAGAAGGAATTGCTTTGGACTTGGGTGTGGAAGATCGTGATTTTTGTAAGCGACTTTGTGATTGGTCGGACGTGATTAGAAAAACGTTTTATGATGGTGGCATTGAAGAAATTATTTCTACTCGCCGTCTAGTCCATATTATTCGTGCTTATGCCATCTTTGGCGATAAAGCGAAAGCAATCCAAGTGTGTATCAATCGCTTTGATGATGAGACCAAAACCGCTTTTCTTGAACTTTATGATAAAATTGATGTAAATTTTCAACTTCCTTCACAAGATGGTGAGCAATTCAATAGCGATGCACAATAATTGAAAATTTAGGGTTACTCTTATAAATAAAAAGAGTAACCCATTGTCTTTATGCCATATAAAAATAAAGAAGACTACAAAAAATACCAAAAAGAATGGAGAAACAAAGATAGAATTCAAAGAAAACAAAAAGTCAAAGAACGACTTGGAAACAAATGTGTAATTTGTGAATCTGAAGAAAATTTAGAGTTTGATCACATTGACCATCCTTTAAAATATGTTCAAAGAGGAGTGGCAGACAATTGGTGGTATTCTAATGTAAAAATTGAAGAAACTATTGAAAACATTCAACTTCTTTGTAAAGACTGCCACAAAGAAAAAAGCGCAGCGGAAAGAAGGGCTGCTTGGCAAGTTTTTATTTCTCTACCTCTTGAGGAGAGAATCAATCTAACAAGAGAGCAAATGAAAACCCCATCTAAAATGAAACATCTAATCCCTTGACTATCCTCCCCAATCCTGATATAATTGGGGGAGGTAAAACTATGACCTCCCCTTTTAATTATGGATGAGTATCCTTATTCTCAATATGAATTTACCCTGTCTCAAAATCAAGGGACAGGAATGTTAGATATTACAAAAACTCCCTTGACTATGACTGAATCTAAAAATCATCTCTGGAAATATAATGAAGATAAAATCCTCAAAGATGTTGAGGACTATGTGACTAGCACTTATGGTAGTCATTACTGTGGTCACAATCAAGACTACAGAGATATTCAAACAATTGACCTGATGGCAGCAAAAGACCTTGCTCCAGGATTCTGTCAGGCAAATATTCTAAAATATGGCAGTCGTTATGGTGATAAAGATGGGCGCAATAAGCGTGATTTGATGAAAGTCATTCACTATGCTATGCTACTTCTCCACTTCGATGGTCATTATTCTCGTAAAGATAATGGTCTCACTGAATTCCGTTGATTATGAAACTCAAACCTCAAACTATGAAACTTTCTGACAACACTCTTGCTCTTCTCAAAAACTTTGCTGGCATTAACAACTCTATCCTTGTAAAGCAGGGTAATCGTCTTCGTACAATTTCTGTTGCAAAAAATATTCTTGCTGAAGCGGATATTACTGAAGAGTTTCCCCGTGATTTTGCAATTTATGACCTTAACCAGTTTCTGAATGGTTTGAGTCTGCATCAAGATCCTGACCTTGATTTTGCTGAAGATTCGCATATTACTATTCGTGAAGGTAAGCGTCGTGTAAAGTATTTCTTTGCCGACCCGAATGTCATCATTTCTCCTCCAGAAAAAGAAATTCAACTTCCTTCCAAAGATGTTTGTTTCCAACTTGATAGTGTAACTCTGGAAAAACTTCTGAAGGCAGCGGCAGTTTATCAACTTCCTGACCTCTCGGCAGTCGGTGATGCAGGTGTAATACGCCTTGTAGTTCGTGATAAGAAGAATGATACTTCCAACGAATACTCCATTGTGGTTGGTGAGACTGACAAGGAGTTTACCTTCAACTTCAAGGTAGAAAACATCAAGATTATTCCTGGTGCTTACGACGTGGTTGTGTCACAAAAACTTCTGTCACAGTTTACGAATCCCAAATACAATCTCTGCTATTATATTGCTCTGGAACCTGACTCAACTTTTGCATAATGGAATTTCTACTTTATTTGACGCCCATCGGTCAAGAACTGGTGAGTAAAATTATGATGAAAAACTACAGAGTTGTAGAAAACTCTGCATATTGTAGAAATAAAGAACTTTTAGGCGGAATAGATGGTCCCCGATTCGTAATTTGTACGAATAATATCAAGAATAATATCAGTCCTGTAAATCATTATGTAAATGAGACTGTTTATCACGAAGCAGTTCACGTTGCTCAAGCGTGTAAGAAAGGACCCCTTAAAATTGCTGATGCAACACTAGATCAGTATAAACTTAATGATGTTGTCCGCTCTGTTAAGTCAAGTAAAAATTCTTATCCAGTTTATGAAACTGAAGCATACTATCTGGAAGATAAACCAGAAAGGGTGCTATACTACGTAAACAAGTATTGCTTCTGATGAATATCTTCGTCACTAATCAATTCCCTGCAGAATCTGCAATTTGTCTTCCTGACAAACATATTGTCAAAATGCCACTTGAGTGCTGTCAGATGCTTTCTATCGTAGCATCTAAGTGGTATCATAATTATGGAGAAATTCATAAAACAGATGGTGCTCCTTATGCAACTGCTAAAGGTGCCTTCCGCAATCATCCTTGCACTCAATGGGCAGCAAAATCAATTGATAATGCTTATTGGTTGATTAAGTGGGGACTGAATCTTTGTGATGAATACACTTTGAGATATAATAAAACTCATTCGTGCCAGAATACTTTAATTGAAGCATATTATTTGTTTCCTAAAGGCAAACTTAATAAAGTAACACCATTTGCTAGGGCAATGCCAGATGAGTATAAACTTGACACAAGCATTGATACTTTTACTGCTTACAAGATGTATATCGCATCCAAACCTTGGGTTGCATCTAATTATCTTCGTATGCCAGAAAGAAAACCTGAATGGGTATGAAATACAAAAAAGGTGATTTTTTCCTTGACAAAGATACATACACAGTGTATATTTTTGATGGGAATGAATGGTGGGAAGTTGTCCCAGATTGTTATTTGAAAAAACTGATTGGACTTGATTATGAACAGTGATTTTATTTGGGTTGAGAAGTATCGCCCCAAAACTATTGGAGAGTGTATTCTTCCAGAGTCTACCAAAAGTATGTTTCAGGAGTTTCTAAATAAGGGTGAAATTCCAAATATGCTTCTTGCAGGTCCTCCTGGCATTGGTAAGACCACAGTTGCAAAAGCACTATGTAATGAGTTGGGAGTAGATTTTTATGCCATCAATGGATCCGACGAAGGTAGATTCCTCGATACTGTTAGAAACAATGCGAAAAACTTCGCTTCCACCGTATCGCTTTCGTCAACTGCTAAACACAAAGTCATCATCATTGATGAGGCAGATAACACAGGGAACGACGTACAACTCCTCCTACGGGCGTTTATTGAGGAGTTTGCTGGCAACTGCCGATTCATCTTCACCTGTAATTACAAAAACAAAATCCTTGAACCCCTCCACTCCCGATGTGCAGTCATCGACTTTGGGATTAAAGGTAAAGAAAAAGCGGCACTGGCAGGATCCTTTTTCAAGCGTCTACAAAACATCTTGGATGCGGAAGGCGTCCGATATGATCAAAAAGTCCTTGCAGAACTTATCAATAAGCATTTCCCAGACTGGAGACGAGTTCTCAACGAATGTCAAAGGTATTCGGTGGGTGGACAAATTGACTCTGGAATTCTTGCATCTTTCTCGGACATCTCTGTAAATGAGTTGGTCAAATCGCTCAAAGAAAAAAATTTCACAGAAGTCCGTAAGTGGGTGGTCGCCAACTTGGACAACGATGCTTCTCACCTTCTTCGCAGGGTTTATGACGCCTGTTATGATTGCCTTTCACCCGCAACTATCCCTGCTGCCGTTCTTATTATTGCTAAGTATCAATACCAATGTGCGTTCGTTGCTGATCAGGAGATAAATCTTCTTGCTGCTCTTACTGAACTAATGGTGGAGTGTGAGTTTAAATGAATCCATATAAAATAAGTTACAAAAATCTTTACGAATATTCAGTAAAGACAACTCCAGAAAATGTAAGAGAGGCAAATGAAGGTCTCTTTCGTGCGAAAATGACTCTTCCTGCTGCCGCAAAGCATTGTGGTATGACTCAGAAAGAGATGAAGCTTACGTTTTTTGAATATTTGAAGTATCACCCTAAAGATTATGAAGTCTCTTAAAACGCCATTGCGATATCCCGGAGGTAAGTCCCGTGCTTGTGAAAAGATGGGACCTTACTTTCCAGATCTTCGCAACTATGATGAGTTTCGTGAACCATTTCTTGGTGGTGGAAGCGTTGCGATTTACATTACTAAAAAATATCCCAACCTAGATATATGGGTCAATGATCTTTACGAACCTCTTGTAAACTTCTGGCAGCAACTCCAGATGTTTGGAAATGATTTAAAAAGTGAATTGGTGGATTGTAAACTTGCATATAACACCCCAGAATTAGCAAGAGAGTTATTTACAAAATCAAAGGAACATATCAATGATGAGTCTGAAACGAACTTTAATCGTGCTATCGCTTTCTATATTGTTAATAAATGCTCTTTTAGTGGTCTTACCGAAAGTTCATCTTTTTCAGAGCAAGCAAGTAACTCCAATTTCTCCTTGCGTGGAATCTACAAATTGCCCGAGTATTCCAAGTTAATTGCTCACTGGCGCATAACTAATTACTCGTATGATTATCTGATGGATGGAAACAAAGGTGCTTTTATGTATCTCGATCCTCCTTATGATATTAAGGATAATCTCTATGGCAGAAAGGGATCAATGCATAAAGGATTTGATCACGATAAGTTTGCTGCTGATTGCGACGCTAACAATATGGATCAGTTGATCAGTTATAATTCTGACCAACTTGTAAAAGATAGGTTTAAGAACTGGAACGCTGCTGAGTTTGATCTCACATATACAATGCGTTCTGTTGGTGAATATATGCGTGAGCAAAAACAACGTAAAGAACTCTTGCTTTTTAATTATGGAATTGAAGGACTGGTTAAATTCGATCAATCAGACGAAGCAACACCTGATTGATGAAGACCCTTCACTTGAGAAGGAATATGCACCTTATATTATCAATCGCTGTTTGTCTGGGCACATTGATTGTATTATGTTTGCGAATGAAATGAATCAATACCATTTTCTCCCAAAGAAGATGCAATATGACTTTTTTATAAATAGTCTGAGGAAAAAGAAGAGATTTTCTCCCTGGCTCCGACAAGATAAAATCAAAGACCTTGATTATGTCAAACGTTATTATGGTTATAGTAATGAAAAGGCAAAACA